AAGCGGCTGCGGAGGCTGCGCGGGCAAGAAGTGCGGGAGTATCTGTTAGTGGTGGTCCGGCAGCGGATGGAGCTAAAAGTCTTAACGGCGCAAATCGAACCCTGAGAGAAACATTAATAGCGGCATATAATGAAAATGTCGCTGAATGATTAAGGGAACGAGAAAATGGCTAGCCCAAATGTTAGTGAGATTGTCACTACTACGCTCGAAAACCGTAGCAAGTCACTGGCGGATAACGTCACTAATAACAACGCGCTCCTAAAGCGCCTAGAAGGTAAGGGTAAGGTCCGTCCTGCTGATGGCGGTACGAAGATCGACCAAGAACTCGAATACGGCGAGAATGGTACGTTCACTTGGTACAGTGGTTATGATACTCTGAACATAAGCCCTAGTGACGTACTGACAATGGCTCAGTTTGATTGGAAACAAGCTGCGGTTGCTGTCACGATGTCAGGCTTAGAAGAGCTACAGAACAGCGGTCAAGAGAAGCTTATTAACCTGCTTGAAGCTCGCATTAATAACGCCGAAAAGACCATGAAAAACAAGATGGCAGCGGCGGTATATGGGGATGGAACGGCAGCTACAGGTAAGGCTATTGGTGGCCTTGGTTTGCTTGTCTCTGATACTGGCGTGGGCGTTGTTGGTGGTATAGACAGTGGCACTTGGGCATTCTGGAAGAACCAAGCGTTTGATGCGACTACGGATGGCGGCGCGGCTGCTACTAATGCCAACATGCTCAATTACATGAATTTGATGTGGTTGAAGTTGGTACGCGGTACGGATCACCCTGATCTGATCATAGCCGATAATGCGTACTATATGCTATATTGGGGCGCTCTCCTACCCAATCAGCGGTTTACGTCATCGGATATGGCGTCGTCTGGTTTTCAGAGCTTGAAGTATATGGATGCCGATGTTGTGTTTGATGGTGGTATGGGTGGGGCTTGTCCTCCCAATCATATGTACTATCTCAATACAGACTATATCTATCTGCGTCCGCATACAGATCGCCAGTATGTTCCATTGAACCCGGATCGCTATACAAACAATCAGGACGCGTTTGTAAAGCTCATCGGTTGGGCTGGTAACATGACGACATCTGGACGTAAGTTCCAAGGCATTCTCAAAGATTAGCCAAGTGCGCAAGTTGAGCGGCGGGTTTGGCTGATCAATGCTCCCGGCGAGTTTGAGTGAGTTCCTTCTCGTCGGGGGTATTAATAGGAGTTTACAATGGATACTGTTGCAGAAGGCTTGGCCCCCGGTCCCGAAGGGATGCTACTGCGTTTCTTTTATGATAGCGTGCCTAACGAGCAAGCGTCTATCAAAGAGGGTAGAGCTATATTCGATACTGCCCTGTACGTTGATATTATATCACCGGGGCAACAGTCGAGTACTCCACGGTTTGAGTTGGAGCGGACATGGTGCGAACAGTCATTAAGAGCTTTGGGACTGACTGAGCCTTTCAAGCGCTCATACAAATATCGTGAGTTTGCAGAACAGATAGAGAAGTTCAAGCGGCTAGAGGAAGCGGAAGATTTAGGCGGTACGCCCTTGAAAATGTGGCCGCGCATAGATCGTGGCCTTGCTGCTAACTTGGCAGTTATGCATATACATACTGTAGAAGCGCTAGCGGGTTTGTCAGATACTAACCTAGACAATATTGGTCTAGGGGCGCGGGACTTGCGCGAACAGGCAAGGTCGTTTTTGGCAGCATCCGAGAGCGGCGCGGATATATCTGTATTAACGGATCGCGCCACAAATGCGGAGCGAGAGCTACACCGAATTATGGGCGATCTGGCTTTGGCTAACAAGCGTATTATCGAGCTAGAGGCTATGTTACGCAAGTATGAGCCTGAGGCTACTACGCCCATTAAAGGCAAGAAAGACTTCGCGCTATAGGTGTTGCTATGACGCTTCTTAGTATTGTCAAGACGGTAATGGATAGTAACGGGTGGCCGCAGCCAGTCGGTGCTGTATCGTCGTCTACTGATCAGAACATGCGGCAGTGTGTAGCGCTGGCTAATAAGGCATTACAGAGTGTGTCGTATAGGAATGACTGGCCTGTACTAACTCGTGAGTACAAGTTTACGACTATAACAGATCAGGTTGGTTATGACCTACCGTTGGACTTCCACCATTTACTATCTCCGAGCGCGATGAATGAAAACCAGTACTATGAAATGAAGGGTTCATTAACTCCATTGCAATGGTATCGCAAAGTCATTAATAATTCTATTGATTGGAGTGATAGCTTTCGGATTGATGGATTTGGTAAGCAGTTCAATATTGCGCCTACACCCAGTAGTCCTATTGATTTGGTATTTATGTATATTACTAATCAGATAGTCGTAACTGGCTCAGGTGTACCATCTACGGTATTTAGTCAGGATACGGATGGGGCATTAGTAGATGAAGATTTGATTGAAATGGATTTGGCTTGGCGTTGGCGTCAAAAGAAGGGCATGGACTATACAGCAGAAATGGCTGAATTGGGCGGCGCTATTCGTACTAGGTATGCTCAATATCTTGGCTATGGAGAACTACCTGTCGGCGCTAGGGGCGGTTATTCTCCGTTAACTCAGCCTATGACTGGTAGTTACTACCCGGACCCGGTGTGATATAATGTTGTATCAGGGTACAGATGTAAATACACAGCAACGGTCAAAGCCGTATCAAGTTTCTGCGCCCGTAGGTGGTCTTAATGGTCGTGATAGTTTATCAAGTATGCGGCCAGAAGAAGCCTACGAAATGACTAATATGTTTCCCGGTACTACGTCATGTTACATACGGCCGGGTTGTGTGGAGCATCAAGCGGCGGGTGGTTCTCCTGTATCATCGTTGGAAGTGTTTTCATCGGGTAATGTTCAGCACATTTTGGCGTTTGCTGGTGCGAGTGTATTAGACGTTACGGTATCCGGTACTGTAACATCGTTGAAGAGTAATCTGTCTAGTGATCAAATTATTTCGACGATGTTTTCTACGGTCGCTGATAGTGCTCAGTTCCTTATACTAACAACGGGCGCTGATACGCCTATGCAGTATAACGGTACGGCTCTTACGAATTTGGTTATTACAGGTCTTAATGAAGTAGATGCTTCGTTGAACTATGTACGCCCGTACATGGGCAGATTGTTTTTCGCTACAGAGAACAAGTTGGGTTTTTATTATCTTCCTCCCGGTCAGATACAAGGCGTTGCAGAGTGGTATGATCTTGGACAGCTTTCCAATCTTGGCGGTTATACCCAAGCGATAGCAACGTACTCTGCGGACTCCGGTGATGGGCCTAATGATTATATTGTATTTATTAGTAATCGTGGCGAATATATTATGTTTCAGGGGCTGGACCCCGGTGATGCTACACAATGGAGTGTGGTAGGTCGGTATCGTGGACCAGAACCAATAGGTCGCAAGTGTGTGTTAAATTACGAGGGCGATCTATTGGTTTTGACGACAGAAGGCGTACACCAGTTTTCGCAGATACGTAAGCTAGGTGATACTCGTTTTGATGCTACGGCGTTGACGAGTAGGCTAGGTGATATCTTGCTAAAGTACAATGACAACCGGGATGTATGGGGTTGGGCCATGCAGCTTTGGCCGGTTGGCGGTATGTTGATTGTTAATGCACCTGAGAGTAACAGTCGTGCTGGTATTTATAGCCAGTTTGTTATGAATACTGTGACACAGGCATGGTGTAAATTTGACTCTAGGGACTGGGACTGTAATTGTCTGTGCATGTCTGGTAAGAGCATATATTTTGGTAGGTTTGACGGGTCTATAAGGCGTATTAATGGCCTATATGACATGACTAACCCGATAAGTTTTTCTGTCAGGCAATCATATAACGCCTTTGATACAAATAAGTACAAGCATTTTAATTGGGCTCAGTTTTTGGTTATGTCCGATGCTCCCGTAGTGTTGGCATCTAGTCTTTCTGTAGACTATAGGGAAAGTAAACCAACTACAACTCCATCAGCATTAAATACTGGTGACGGTGCTGTGTGGGACGTAGATTACTGGGATGATGCATTGTGGGCCGTTGGTCCGTACATACAGCGATGGATAGCAGCTTACGGAGATTACGGTGTTGTAGCGTCTCATTGGCTGGTAGGCGATATAGGTGGTGCGACGTTTGAATGGTTTTCTACAGAGCACGTATTTGAAGAAGCGGAGGGGTTGCTATGATCGTGGTTCCCGCTGGATCGAATACAGCTTTGGTAGGCGCGTATGTGTCAGAAAAGACAGGGTGTGAGCTGCGGCCCGATATGTTTCAAGCGTTGGCGCTTATTAATGATGATGGTGATTTCTGCGGTGGCGTAACCATTAGCGAGTATCGCGGCTATGATTGTCAAATCTCTTGCGCAGTTGAAACCAGCGTTGTATGGCGAGACAGTGTTATTCGTGGTGTATTTGATTATGTGTTCAATCAGTTACGCTGTGTTCGTTGCACATGCATGACGAAGAAGAACAATAAGCGTACTAGAGATTTCCTAGAGAGATTAGGGTTTCTACTAGAAGGACGCATTCGCCGTGGTTTTGATGGTACTGCGGACGCGCTTGTGTACGGTCTACTGGCGTCGGAATGTAGATATCTGTCACAAGAGACAGATGGGATACCGGCACATGAAGAAGCGGGCGATAGTGTATCCGAAACTGCGCCAGTTGTTAAAGAGTTTTGGTAACGAGGATTAAGGGTCATGGGTAAAGCTAGCGCAACGCGACCGGAACCATATAGTATGAAACTTAAAGAAGTACAGAAAATTGATATACATGAACCAATTAAAGACCGTAAGAAAATGGAACCGAACGTGTATGAGCGGGCAATCTTAGGTAAGCGAAATGGGTAAGTCTACTCCTCAGGCTCCTACGCCTCCTGACCCTGTAGCAACTGCCAATGCACAAGGGGCGATGAATAAAGAGACGGCTATTGCTAATGCGAACTTAAATCGTATTAATCAATATACGCCTCAGGGTGCTATTACATTCCAGCAGATCGGTACTAATCCAGACGGCACGCCTCAGTATCAGAGTAATCAGACATATAGTCCAGAACAGCAACAGCTTTACCAAGGTCAGACTGCGGTATCGAACGCATTAACGGACACGGCAGGGAAAGCTTTAACTGACGTAAATGCGGCGTATGCACAGCCGTATAACACGTCTAACATACCGGGTATCCAGTATGGTGCGCAGGGCGGACCTATACAGTCTAGTTATGCTCCGGGTGGAAACATACAGAGTAATCTGGATTTCTCGAACCTGTCATCCTTGCCGGGTATTAATGACTTTTCAGGGGATGCGCAGAAAGCCCGCGATACCGCCTATGCCGCTGCAACTTCACGGCTCGATCCCCAGTATGACCAAGAACAGCGGCAGTTAGCGGCATCGCTGGCGGGCAAGGGCGTCTCTGAGAACTCGGTTGCCTATCGCAATGCGATGGATCAATTCGCGCGGCAAAAGACCGACGCCTACAATCAAGCCAATTACGGCTCCTATGCCGCCGGGGGTGCAGAACAGTCCCGGTTGTTCGGCTTGGCGTTGTCAGGGCGGCAGGAAGGCGCTGCGGAGACCGAGGCAGCGGGGCAGTTTGCTAACACCGCGCAGGCTCAGCAGAACGCTCAGAACCAAGGTGCTGCGGCGTTTGCCAATACGGCACAGGGCCAGCAATTCGGGCAGAACTTACAGAACTCGACGTTCGGTAATCAGGCACGTGCGCAAGCTGTGCAAGAATACAATCAACAGCGTAATGAGCCTATTAATAGAATTGGAACTTTGCTCGGAACAGCGGGCGGCGTGCAGAACCCGAACTTTGCAAATTACAGTCCTGTAAATGTAGCGAATACAAATTACAGTGGGCTTGTAGAAGATCAGTATGCTCAGCAATCTCAGAACTATCAGCAACAGTTACAAACTCAGGGTTCAGCTTTGGGTAGCTTGTTTGGCCTTGGTGGCGCATTGGCTAGTAAGCTCAAACCATTTTCGTTTTCTGATCGTAGGTTAAAGACTAATATTGTTCCAATTGGTGAACTAGCTAATGGTATTAAGACATATGTGTTTAATTACTTGTGGTCTGAGAAGCCTGAGTTCGGCGTAATGGCTGACGAGGTTATTAATATTATTCCAGATGCCGTCATTGCCAACGATAACGGCTATATGATGGTTGATTATAGGAAGGTCTGGTAATATGGCTATTTTTGCCAGAGGCGTTGGTGGTGCAAGAGCCCTTACGCCAGAAGAACAAGCCGCTCAGAATGAACAGGATAGGTTAACGTCACAAGGTATCTATCTTGGGGCTATTCCCGGTCTTAATGCGAGGATGGCGCAAGACCCAAGCCTTGGCGTAGATGCTGGTCTATTAGCAACTGGGCGAGATACTTCGCCCTTAAAGGGTGGAGTTACAGAGGGTATAGCACGTTTACTATCCGGCTTAGCTGGTGGGCAGTTTCAGGCTAAGGATATGGCACCATATCAGGCTGCGGAACGGCTCGGTACGTGGAAGTACGATCAGGCTTATCAAGGTCAGCAAGCGCAGGATGCTATAGATCGAGCTAACGAACATGCTGAGAGGATGCAGTTGCTTGGGGCAATGACAGGGCAGCGGACAACTGCTCCCGGCACCAGTGTTATTAATCCTAACGCTACTACTCCAACGCCTCCCGGTTTGACGCCAGATCAGGCAGCGCCGTTACAGGCTGCAAGTACGGTGTCAAGAGCCTTTAATAATGCTCCGGGTGCTCCGGGGGTTCCGGCTCCTAACAATGTCGCCATGCTCGGGCCTCAGGGTGGGCCGCTTGGCGCGGGTCCAGCACTTCCCCCGCAACAGGGAGCGGCCCCCGCGCCGTCTGCGCTGCCAGTAAACCCTACCGTCTCCCCGGCAAGCTCCGGGGCGGCTCCTACGGCATCTACTAGCCCTAGGGTATTACAGCCGGGTCAGACTGCCCGTGCACCATTATTAGATGATAGAGTAGTAAACTTTTTCTTGAATAAAGGATATTCACAAGCACAAGCACGCGGCATAGCCGCAGGTGTATACGCAGAAAGTTCAAATAATCCTAATGCCTTTAATAGTGCTGGTGGTGGTAGCGGTGCTATGGGTCTCGGACAATGGCGCGGTAGTCGTCAAGATGCTCTTAAGCAACAGTATGGAGCTAATCCTACATTCGATCAGCAACTAGAGCATATTCATAGTGAGTTGCAGGGCGGTGATCCGGGCGGTAAGGCTGTTTTAGCTGCTAATGATGAACAAGGTGTATTGAACGCTTATGTTCATAATTACATGCGTCCCGGTGAAAGGGGAGCGCGCGGGGATATATCACGTGGGCAACAGGCCTTAGGTAGCAGTGGTGCTGGTTCTACAGTGAGCGGTGGCGGTGGTCCTGCGGGTACAGCGCCTATTAATATCCCTACACCCCCAACGGTAGCTCAGCCTGCGCTTGTAGCACCGCCAGAAATGCCAGCGGAAATACCGTTGCCAGAGCGTATTAAGTCCACAAGGCTCGGCATTGCTGATAGGCTATTGTCAGGTACTAGCTACGGTGACTCTCCATTAGCTTATATGATGGCACAACCATTAATAGAGCAAGGATTGACGGAAGATCAGGCGTCCAAGCAAAGTGCTTATGATGCAGCCGTTAAGTCTATACAGGCTCGTCAGGCAGCGGGTCTCCAATTGTATAATGCCGAGCATGAAGCTCAGTATGCAGCGCGTGTTGGCGATTACACGGCGGCACGCCAGCAACAATATGCATTGCAAAGTCAGCAATATGGTGCCGGGATAACTGGTGCTGAAGTTAACCAAGCCGGTCAGATAGCAACACAGGCTGCTACGGCTAAGGCCGCTGCGGATGCAACTGCTGCGCGGATTAAAGCTGAAGCTGATGAGCATGACGCACAGATTAAAGCCGATGCTGCTCAATACAAAGTACCTAATGCAACCCGTGTAAGATGGGGTAATAATATAGCTAGTCTTAATGCTATAGATGAAGCTATACGAGAGGTAAATGCGCGTCCACAATCTTTTAATGTAACATACGGAGCTATGGGGAATGATGCGGCTAACAAGCTTGATCCAGATGGTGCAAGGGCGCGTGCGGCAGTTCAGCGTGTTGCTTCTCAGGTAGAAGTTGCGGCGGGCGGTACAAGGGCTATGGCTCCCGGTGAACAGGCTATATTTGCTAGGTATCAACCTACTAAGTATAGTAACGCTCGAACGGTACTTGATCTGCTTCGAAGCCATAGAAGTTATATAGATAGCGAAAATAAGTCTTACGAGTTCGCTTACGGTAAGAACAGGTTTGCTGCGCCAGATGCTCCCTATATGATACTTGGCGGACAGCCCGGAACTTTGCCGCCCGCTGGTGGTACTGATCCGCATAGGAGTACGTGGTAATGTCTCGAAGTGTAGTCGTTACATTTACTGATGGTACTTCTCATACCTATGATAGTGTACCCGATGATAAAACCCCCGCTGATGTTACACAGCGGGCGGAGGGTGACTTTAAGAAAAAGGTATCTGGTGTCCAGCAAGCTGCATCTGCTCCTACGCCAGAACCAACTCCTAAAGTAGATGAGGCAATAGCAGATCACCCCGCGCCAGATCGTACACTTGGGGATTACCTCAAGATGGGCGGCAGGGCTATATTGCATGGTGCGGGTGAAGTTGCAGATTTCGCTAATCAGGTAAATCCGCTACATCAGATAGCCAATGCTATTGCGGATACTACAGGATTAACTAAAGAGCTTCCCGATTTTATTAATAAGTCTAACGCGGATAAATCTCAAGTTGTATCGGATGCTCTTAACCTCCCAAAGCCGGTCTCAAATAATGAAAAGTTAATGTATGAGGGCATAAAAGGTGCTACTGGTGCATTAATACCCGTTGCCGGTGAAGAGGCCGCTGCGGCATCGGTAGCTAAGTCTTTAGGGGAGAGGGTCTTACCGGTGCTTTCTAACCTAGGTGTGCAGACTGCCGCTGGTGGCCTATCTGGATTGGCAAGTGAGGAAACTAGACAGTCTGGTGGCGGTACGGCAGCGCAGATTGCAGCGGGATTAATAACAGGTGCTGGTTTACCATTGGCAGCGAGTACAGGTAAGAACTTAATTGGGAGCGTAGCGAAGAATTTTGATTTGCTTAATCCTGTTGGTTCTAAAGAGATTGCTGCTCGGCAGTTACAGACACGTGCTGGCGGTACCGATGCAGCACAGGCAGCGGCACAAAACATAGATGCAGCACAAGCACAGGTATCTGGTGCTACTCCTACATTAGCCGAACTTGCAGGTAATCGTGGCATAGCGGCATTGCAGCGCGAGCAAACTGTAGGTGTTCCCGGTAATGAGATACAAGGGCGTCTTAATGCTAATGCGCGTCTGCGTGCTCAGGCTACCGATGAGACGTTTGGGCAGGGCAACCAGCAAGCGGTACAGGATGCTGCACAGATACAGACAGCTACTGGTGAGGCAGAGCTTGGCAGTCGCGTAGCGAGGCGTGCAGCCGCAAGAGCGCAGCTTGAACAGCAACAGCAAGCGGCCCTAGATGCACAGAAGGCTAGCCATGTGCAAGGGCAGGCTGATCTTGAGGTGCAACAGGCAGCGGAGCGGCAACAGGCCGGTGCTGCGGGTGGTGAGGCACTACAAGCCCGTACGGAGGCCATACACCCCGATCTTATTACGCCAGAACAAAGCGCACAAACTACACGCGCGGACTTTAAAAATAACCTCGCGGCTGCGAAAGCTAAGGTAGCTAATGCAGCTAAGGCCCCAGGTGTTAATGATACTACGCCTATTAAGATAGCTAGCGATCAAGTAGACAATATCCATGAAGATTTGTTGGATACTGCCGAGAAGTTTTTTGCAAACGAGCGTGGCGATGTACCCGGAAGTTTGAAGCGTCTAATTGGTACAGCGGTTGATAATCTTAGTAGCGGCA